GTAGAGTTTAAAGACTACTACTCGACGAGCCGTTCCGGAAAATCGCAACTTAGAGTAAGGCCAATTAGAGAATTCTTAAAATGGTCCAAACAAAGTGATGATCGTATTTCACAAGTTAGAGCTTGGCTCGACCTTGTCTACATGATCACACCTAATTGCGTTACAGATGACGTCTTTCAAGACTGGAAGTCGTATGTTGATACGCCTCACCGTGCCTTAACACCACGAGCAGAGTCGATATTGAAATCTGTATTACAAGACTTCAAGACACTTTATGGTGGCTTAGATTATCTAGAATTCACTTCACAAACCCAAAAGTTTGTAAAGCTAGAAGAATCACCGCGAAGATCGCCTTATTACAACGAGGCAAATAACCGAATGGTTAGTTCACCGCGTAGCAACCTGATTTGTTATCACTGGGTACCTTTGTGGACGACGTCTGGAGAACTTTATCAGTTCTATCAGAAGTTTCCGTCTCAAGTTAATCAGTGTTTACTTGGTACTGATACTACATGCATACCTAAAAAGAGACCCTCATTTTACAGAGAGACCCCGATAGGATCAATTGCATGTATCCTTGAACAAGGTGTTAAATACAGATGGATTGCCAATCCGCACATATCAGTGCAAATGGTTGGTCAACCAATTAAGGAATGCTTTTCCAGCATTTCCGTCCGTATACCCTGGGTGTATACTTTTAACCAAGATGATGGTAGGAATACCATCAAAAGCCTACAAAGGCCTGGTCGAAATATACATTGCTTCGATGCTTCTAAATTCACTGACACATTTTCCAGGTATTTCCAGAAAATGGTTTGTACTGAGCTCGCAAGAACTCGCACAGACGGTGAATTCATGTCTGAATACATTGATCTAGTATCGGCATCACCATGGCAATACAAAAGCCAGAGGGGAATTCCAACCACTATTTCATGGAAGAGCGGACAACCATTAGGAACTGGTCCTAGTTTTCACATAGCGTGTGTTTCGCATGCTATGGTTCTCTACGCATCCAGTATTCTATCCCAAATGTCTCAGAGAGAGGTTGATCTCTATCTCCAAACTAATGAAGATAAGAGGCCATATCTCTTTGCTGATTACCACCTAACTGCATATGAGCAATGTCAAACCCTCACAGGTTGTGTGGGCGATGACTCGTTCATAGCTGATGATAAAATTGCTGAAGGTTATGATTACCTGATGGCTCTGTTAGGAGTCCAGATAAACAAATCTAAGAGCATAGTCTCAGATAAACTTGCAGAATTTTGTGGTAAATGGATTAAGGACGGCAATGTTGTTACCTCCTCAAAACCGGTAGCA